ATGCTTACCGAGAAACAGCGGGAATATATACACAATGCCGACAGGCGGTGGAACATCAAGGTCGGTGCGACGCGGTCGGGGAAAACGTACTGCGACCTGTTCATGATACCGAAAAGGATACGCGCGTGCAGCGGGAGCGGGACTGTCGTTCTTTTAGGGACGACGGTGACAACGCTCTGCCGGAACATTATCGACCCTCTTCGGGAGAAATGGGGAGAGTTTTTCGTCGGGAAGCCGACGTCAAAGGACACCGTCATGCTTTTCGGCAGAAAATGCTGGCTTATCGGCGCGATGCGCGGGGATCAGGCGGCAAAGCTGCAGGGGAGCGGGGTAGAGTACGCTTACGGCGACGAGATTACGACATGGAGCAGAGAGGTTTTTGAGATGCTGAAGAGCCGGCTTGACCGTCCCGGATCGCATTTTGACGGGACGTGCAATCCGTCGTCTCCCGATCACTGGCTGAAGAAATTTCTCGAATCCGATGCGGATATCTACTGTCAGCACTATACGATCGACGACAATCCGAATCTTGATCCCTCATTTGTGCAGGCGCTGAAGAGCGAATATGCCGGGACGGTTTATTACGACAGATTCATCCTCGGAAAGTGGTGCGCGCCGGAGGGGATGATATACCGCCGGTTTGCGAACGACACGTCATCGTACACTGTCAGAAGCGGAGATATGCGGCTCGGGCGGCTGACGAAGGTCACGGTCGGGGTCGATTTCGGCGGGAACCGGAGCGGGACGGCGTTTGTCGCCTGCGGGGTTGTCGGGAATTACGACACGGTTATCGCGCTTATGTCCGAGAGGCACATGTGCGGGATAGATTCCGACCGGCTGGGGGAGCTGTTCTGTGATTTCATTGAGGCTGTGACGGCGCGGTACGGGGCGGTGCAGACCGCTTACTGCGACAATGCGGAGCCGGTGCTTATCAGGACGCTGAAGAAAGCGGCTTCCGGGAGGAGGCTTACGGTTCAGATAAAGCCCGCGCTGAAATCTCCGGTCAACGACAGGATACGTCTTGTCAGCCGACTGATGGCGCAGGGGAGGTTCCTTGTGACGGAGGAATGCGGGACGCTGACCGAGGCTCTGTGCACCGCGCTGTGGAGGTCGGACAGTCTTCACGATGAGAGGAAGGACGACGGGTCAACGGATATTGATTCGCTTGATGCGCTTGAGTATTCGGTGGAGAGGGATATGCAGAGGTTGTGTGGGTGAATTGCTTTTGTCGGATTCTGTTTTGGCTTTTGTTTTGGCGACAGGGGTTTTGTGACTGCGTCACCTGAGATTTACGCCATTCTTTGCTCGTGCAAAGGAACGCAGGCAGAATCCGCTTACGCGGAATCTGCGCAAGAAAGCACGCTCAGGGGGTTCCGCCGCGAAGTGAGCCCCGTGTTTCGACAGCGAACAGAGATGAAGCGAAAAACCGGGGCTCAATGCGGCTCCGCCCCCCGAGACCCCCCGGGGAACGGGCAAGACGGGAGAGACAAACAACAGAGATGTTGTGCAGAGCGGAGAAAGTTTCTGTATTCGGGCAAAAGACGTTTGTTCGGTGAGCCGCGCGGCATGACCCTTACTTTGGCTTCCCCTTGAGGGCTGCGAAGCAGGGGCGCGGCAATGAATCGGTTTCCGGGGGAGACCGAGAACCGCGCCTGCCCGAGCCGCAGCGAGACAGGTGTCGGCGTAGCCGACGGATGAGGTGTAGCGCGCCAGCGCGTTTGTGCCGGCAAATGTTACATTTTGCTTCACTAACAGAGATTTTATCACTGCGTTATCGCCTATCCGTTTTTCTTTCTCGGAGAAAGAAAAACTCAGAAAAAGAAAGACCGCTCAGGGGGTTCCGCCGCGAAGTGAGATTCATTATGTCGCCACCGGGGAAGCGGCGACACAATGAACTCAATGCGGCTCCGCCCCCCGAGACCCCCCGGGGAACGGGCAGGGTGGGAGAGACAAACAACAGAGATGTTGTGCACAGCGGAGAAAGTTTCTGTATTCGGGCAAAAAATGTTTGTTCGCGAGCCGCGCAGCACGACCCTTACTTTGGCTTCCCCTTGAGGGCTGCGAAGCAGGGGCGCGGTATTGAATTGGTTCC